CTTCATTGGTGATGACCAGAAGAAGTTAAACACTGGCCCAGGATACATGGGTGTCCGCGCTCAGAAGATAGCACAAGCTATTCGATCTGTTGTGAATGAAGTAGAGACGGATTTAGCTGCTTTGCATGTCACTATGAGTCGCGCGGCTGGAACTGCTGGCACTACTCCTTTTGCAACTGCTAACGATTACACCGCAGCCTCTTTAGCGCGTAAAATCTTGAAAGACAATGGTGGCGATATTGATCCTCAATTGGTAATTGATACGACTGCTGGTGCTAACATGATTGGCAAGCAATCCGCAGTTAATGCGGCTGGTACAGATAGCTTATTACGTCAAGGCGTTTTACTTGATGTCGCGGGCATGCCACTTCGTGAATCAGCGCAGATACTAACGCCAGCGATTGGTGATAGTGACGGCAATTTCACAACTACAGCGGCAGGCTTTGCGGTTGGTGTAACTAGTATTCCATTAATCACGGGTGCTGATGAGATACTTGCGGGTGATGTTGTTACATTTGCAGGAGATTCTAATCAATATGTTGTTGCTACCGGCATTGACGGACCAGGCACAATTGTTATTGCGGAACCTGGCTTGCGTCAAGCAATTCCAGCATCGACAACAGCGGTTTCAAGCGTTGCTATAGCAGCTCGCAATATGGCGTTTGCTCGTAGTGCTTTGGTATTGGCGGCTCGTGCGCCTGCAAGACCGACTGAGGGCGATACTGCCTCGGACGTGATTGTAATCACTGACCCGCGTAGTGGCTTATCAATGGAATTTGCAATGTACAAAGGCTATCGAAAAGTGCGTTATGAAGTTGGTCTGGCTTGGGGTGTGAAGAACATTAAGCCTGAGCATTCAGCCTTGCTTCTTGGTTAGTTGACGAACTAATGCCGACCATTATAGCTTGAAAATTTGCTATAATGGTTGGTATTTTAACAGGGCTTTATTATGACAACAGTAGTTGAAACAGGCGCAATCGTAGCCGGTGCAAATTCATACATAAGTGATGCAGACTTTGCTACCTACGCAAGTAATAGAGGTATAACAGTCTCAGGAGTTGCCGCACAATTATTATTAAAAGCGGCATTATATGTTGAGACTTTATTATTTATAGGCTCTAAGAGAACTAAAGAGCAGGATATGCAATGGCCCAGATATGATGTTTATATCGATGGGTTTACAATTGATTCGAATGAAATACCGACACTATTAAAAGACCTGCAAGCAGAAGTCGCTCTTGCAGTTGATGCTGGCAACAACCCGTTGTCAACAGTACCGCGAGCAGTTAAGAAACAGAAGGTTGACGTTATCGAGATCGAATACGCTGACAACGCATCGCCATTTGTACGCAATAGGAAGATTAAAGCATTAGAAAGAAAAATAACATATTCAACAGAAGGTTTATCATTCAGGACCAATAGAGGATGAGCTTATACACTGATCTTGCGACAACAGCAAGCAAATTACTCCTAGACTTAGGGCAGGCTGCCACATGGGCGCACAATAACGATGACGGCACTTTTGACCCAGCTACGGGTGTTACTACCAGCGGGACAACGACCGCTTACACGGGCAATGGCGCGCTCTTAGATTTTGACGTTAGCAGAGTTGATGGAACCTCGGTATTACGCACAGATAAGCGTTTTGTACTAGAAGCGGCTAGCGTGCCAGAAGTTAGCGATATTGTTACTATAAATTCAATTGCTTATCAAGTTGTTTCAATTCGTGAAACTAACCCAGCAGGGACAGTGGTGATGTATGAGTTGCAACTTAGAAGCTAAAGAGGGTATTCACTTTGTCATTCAGTTCTGATCTTAAAAAGTTTGCAGATAAAACAGACTCAAATTTAGAGAAAGTTATACGCGGTACAGTTTTATCGATGACTGCGGGAATAATAAATAGAACACCTGTCGACACCGGTAGGCTTCGCGGCAATTGGCAGTCAGATATTAATCGAGCGCCTTCTGGCGAGTCTGACACCACTGATAAAACAGGCGGAATAGCTAAATCAAAAGCTAAGGCCGCAATTAATAACCTGAAAGGGGATAACACTTTTTACTTTGTGAATAACCTGCCTTATGCGATAGCTATTGAAGAAGGTCACTCAAAAGTTAAAGCGCCGAGAGGCATGGTTAGAGTAACAGTGACAGAATTTCAGCGTGAAGCTAAACAAAGGGCGCGGGCGGTTAAATGAGCACAGCATATAGAGATATTTCAGCAGCGTTAAGCGTTAACTTGAACGTCTACGCGGCCGCTAATAGTATTTCAGTTGCGTGGGAGAATAAAAAATTCAACCCTGTTACTGGCACTAAATATATACGAGAGACGTTACTCCCAGCAGACACTGTGCAAGCAGAGCTTGGCACAACAGGCATGGATGAAACGCTAGGCATATATCAAGTTGATATATTCGCACCGACAGACAGCGATCTAGGGAAGTCAGAGGCGATTAATATTGCTGACGGTGTAGCGGATCAATTTATAAGAGGTTCATCACTAACTTACAACGGCGTGAACGTAAGAATTAGAAACGTTTCACGCGGTTCAGGTACGGTAGACGGCGCATGGTTCATCGTGCCAATTTTCATTTCTTTCAGATCATATACAACAGCAAGGACTTAAATAATGTCAATAGCAGACGGCTCACAACACAGACTATCATACGTCTTTGAAAGCACATACGGAACAACACCAAGCACGCCATCATATTCTAGGTTTCGTCATACAGGAACAGATTTAGGCCTTGAAAAAACAGAACTTAAGTCAAATGAATTATCATCTGACAGACAATATAATTATGTCCGTCATGGCAATAAATCAATTGGTAATGGTGTTGATTTTGAATTAGCCTACGGCGCCCAGGACGATTGGTTTGAAGCGACATTAGGTGGGACATGGACAACGCAGGTAACAAGTGGCACAGTGACGGCCGCAGCGGCTTCTGGTACCTTCACCCGATCAGCGGGTTCATTCGTTTCTGACGGCTTCTTGGTTGGTTCGGTTGTCACGTCATCTGGTTATGTTGATGCAGATAATAACGGACGCTTCGTAATTACAGCGGTCGCTACCACTATACTGACCGTAACAGCAATCGAAGGTCAAACAATGACTGTAGAAGCTGGCGGCGGTGATGAGCTGTTTGTTGTTGAGGCTACGGTAGAAAACGGCACCACTCGACGCTTCGCAACATTCGAGCGCTACTTTGCAGATCAAGGCACTTATGTCTTCATGACAGGCCTGAATGCTTCATCTTTATCTTTAAGCATTGCACCTGACGCAACAGTAACAGGATCAATGTCTTTTATCGGTAAAGATATCGAGCCAGCGACTGTCTCGCCTAAAGCGAGTTCAACTTACGCGGCAGCAACAACCACAGAGCCTTACGACTCGTTCACCGGCTCGATTCGAGATAATGGTGCGTTAATTGCTGTCATTCAATCAATTGACTTTTCATGCGACAACAGCATGGATCGTCGTTTCGTTGTATTTGATGATACTTCATTGCTTCCTGGTATACGTAAATTTGAGTTAACTGGCACCGTTTCAGCTTACTTTGATAATATCACTCTTTACAATAAATTCATTTCTGAGACTGCGTCTGATTTACAATTTGAATTAACTGACCCAGCGGGTAATAGTTATTGGTTTTATATGCCTAATGTTAAATACATGTCTGGCAATCCTAACGTTTCTGATGACGGTTCCGTGACTTTAAGTATGGCATTTTCTGGTGTAAAGGACACAGTAACCAGCCAAACTTTAATTATGCAAAGGAATCCAGTATAAATGGATATAAAAGAACTTTACACAGTAGATTCGCATGAAGCGGGGTCTGAGTTAAGGCTTACCAGCCCGCTAGATGGGGCTATTACTGATTGCTACCTTACGATTGTTGGTATCGATTCAGCAGTTTGGCGCGAGGCTGAAATTAAAGGTAAGCGACAAGTTCTTGAATTATTCAAGACTGGCGATAGTGACGAGAAAGCACATGGCAGCATAGTAGCAGAGACGCTATCTAGCGCTGTGATTGCTTGGCGCGGATTTGAAAACGAAGGTAAATCGTTAAAGTTTGACCGTGCTTTTCTTAAGGATTTGATTGTAAACTCACCCAGCATCGGGGATCAAATAGACCACTTCATAGCCGATAGAGTAAATTTTATCAAAGGCTAATTAATGAGCTGCTAATCTATGCCAGACAGGAATTTTACTGGCATGGGTTAGCGGAAGGCTCAAAAGTTAGCCGCATAGAATTGCAAAGGCAAGCAGCAAAACAAAGCGATAAAGCACAAAAAACAATAGATGAATTTATACAGTTAGACGATAAACTTCATTATATTTGGGTAATATTTGTTGAATTATTTAATGCCACAGGTGGCGAGATAACTTACAGCGAAATAAAAGCATACTCAGAGTTTCATGCTGTTTTAAAACCTTTTGAGATTAAAGCAATTATGACTATTAACAACGAGAAGAAGAACGCCAATGGCTGAAATCGCAAAACTAGGAATACAGGTAGACTCTAAAGGCGTTGTTAAGGCTAACGAGAA